GCTTGCTCCTAACAACTTCGTCGGCTGTCATACGGAATCTTCATTCGAAGACGACGAGATCGACAGAGCAGTCGCGTTCGCAAACAAGATCTTGTCACTGACAGAAACGGAGGTCTCATTCTAATGTCCTATTCACTTGCAGAACTGAGCCACTTCGACATCTACGACTACAAGGACGACGACCAGTACAAGGACGACAGGCGGCTACCAGTGCCGTGCAGCGTATGCCACGGCACGGATAAGATCAGGTTCGACTTCATCAACAGACACTCGAAGATCATCAACGGCTACGTCTTCAAGCCGGGAGTCAACGTAACGTACAAGCCATGCCCTGCATGTCAAGACCCAGACGCAGTGCAGGTCAGGTACGTAGAGCCAGTGCAGATCACAACTGATCCTGAACCAGAAGACGCAGCCCGAGGCGAATGCAAGGGCTGCAAAGCAGATGACGTGCTGATCGACAGCAATGGCTACTGCTTCAACTGCTAGTCACCAGCTAGACCAAAGGCCATAGGCGCAAGCCGAAGGCCAGAGGTCTACTGCTTTAAGACAAGATCAACGTCCAAGCAACACCCGAGCAGACACCCAAGGCACACAAAGGAGGAGACGGTGACAATGATAATCGTATTCGGAACCTTTGCTCTATCGCTCTATCTGGGTCCGTACTGGTTCGCACTTTGGTTTGCTTGCGAAGTTGCTCGTGAGATCTACGAATCCTACTTCGCTTAGTCACCAGCTCCCGTTCAAATCCCCATCTCCGCTACCGCAGGGGGTGGCCTTCGCTCAAACATGATGCTATCGCTTGGCGAGGCGTCACCGCCCTGCAGTCGCTCCGACCCTTCGGGTGAGGGGATTTTCACTCTTTTCAGACTTAAAGGAGGACAAGATGGAACTCACCAACAAGTGCCCGAAGTGCGGAAAGCAGCTCACTGCGGTGCGGATCAACCTGATGATCGTAGGCATCGGCTGTGCGAATCCTGACTGCCTTTTTCATGCAGTCGTCACAGACCAACCTCCGAAGAACATGAGGATCGAGTGATGACACACACCGGCTTTGTTCTCGTCTATGCACTGGTGCTGCTCGGACTGCTGTTCTATGCGCTCCACAGCACCGGACTTCTGTACCGGTAGCCAACCAGCACCCACAAGAAGAGGAGACGGTCATGATGAGATTGAGCCCGAACGAGACGTACAAGGCGAGCGTGAAGTCCCTGAAGACCAACGAGTCGAAGGAGATGGTCACCAGCGGCGCACGGCTGGACTTCTACATGAAGCACAGCGACTTCCTCGTCACGATCACCAGCACCTACCAGAAGCCCGTCTACCAGCCCATCGACCGGCTGGCCGGATCGAAGGCGGCTGCGGCCAAGGCCGAGATCAGCGTGTCGTAGGCTGAGAGGCTCGTCCTCGAAGCTGCGCTTCTGCGGTGCGTTATCAAGAGAGCCCGCTGGCGAGAGTCAGTGGGCTTTCTTGCTGCTATGCTTTTGTGCTTGACATTGCATTTGGGGCTTGGTACTCTCAAGATCATAGAAGGAGGAGAGCGTGAAACCGATACAACCGCTGGGCGGGATGAAGTACGTAGTTCTGTCGTGGAATCCGGGCTGGTTGCCCCAAGTATGCCTGTGCATTGATGAATCTGGGGTCGTGTTGATCTTCGACACCTTTCTCGATGCTTCGGATTGGGTTGGTCTGCACCTAAATGGTTCATCTCAGGTTGTGGGCATCCATCGACCGTAAGAAGGAGGAGACCATGAAAACAGTTTTTCTGCTCATCTACACTCTGTTCATGCTCTGTATCTTCGCCGTCAAGACACACGATCCTGTGGCCGAAGCGTGGCAGTGCAGGTGTGACACCTGCTGTGAATATCTGGAACAGATAGGAGCCGGAAGATGATCGAGCTGGTACTTGCTGGTGCGCTGATCTGGTTCGCGTTGTTCAGTTGAGTCTTGGGGGTCAGGAAAGTAAACGGAGCATGGGAACCTATGATAAAGCAGGGAGTATTTCGCGAATGCTCCCGCCATTGCTTTTAGGAGATACCGCACCCGCCCCCTTTAAGAAGGAAGACTGGATCTGGTCCGGGGCCGCGGCCCGTCGTGGGCTTATGCCGGTCTTCCTCACCCTGTTCGTTTCGTCTAAGCAGGACGCCCGACTTCAATCGGGAGATGTCGGTATCAAATCCGGCCACGAACGCCAATTTCATCGCAGCCAAAGGCGAGAATGCCTGCTCCTTCGTTGCTGCGCAAGGAGGAGATCGTGAGTAGGTTTTGTCTGGTGCTGTTGGTTCTCATTCTGTTGGTGTCTGGTTGCGCGCCATGCAAGCAGTTCGGATTCCATAATGACGGAGATGGCAGACGTCTGTGTACCCACAGACAGAACTGACGAAGGAGGAGGCCGCGAGAATGTGTCAGTGCGACAGGCGTGAATACGATTGTCATTGCGCGGATGCTGAGCTGAAGATTGCTCGGCTGGAGAAACAGCTCACCAACGCGGAGGAGATCATCTGGGCACTCCGCAGCCAAGTACGTCTTCAGGAACTTAGGCTCAGGATCAAGTTTCAACCAGATGAACTTGAGGCATATCTGGAGGAGATGGTGAGACTGGAGAGGAGGTCACGGGAATGAAGGACCGCAAAGCCGACTTAATCATTGAGAACGGCGGTGGGAACCAGAATGCAATCTATGAAATCATTCATGGGATGTTCGTAGTGGGACAAACCAAGGAGTATCCAGAGAATATATCGAAAATCATCTGGAAATCTTTGCTGGAGCTAGAGTGTGACCACTTCTACACCTCGACCAACTCGAAGATCACACGCCCGCTCAAAAAGTTGTTGGAAACCACATTCGGCAAAGAAGTAGTAGCAGTGTATTTTGCTGAGTTCTGCAAGCGAGTGGGGAATATCTATGCTCAGGTGCACGCTACAACTTCACTACGAAATACCTACTTCAGCGATGCCGATGCTGGGAACTGGGGTGACGGCGGGTCGTGTTTCCTGCAGGGTGGCTGCAATCGTATTCATGGGAGATTCATCAATGCTTCACCTTGCACCGGAGTCATCACCATCAACCCGATAGACGATAGATACGCCAAAGGCAGGATGATCGTGTGGTTCAAGGATTCGCACACGGCCCATCTTATCAACAAGTATAGCCAATCAAGGGGCCGTGAGTTGCCGCATAACGTGTTTGTGCGGGCGTTGGAAGCCTTGACAGATACACAGCTGTCATATCATCGCCCCGACCGCTACACCACTCTTCCGGTCTACATCAACAATTCTCCAGTGATTTGTACCACCACAAACGATACGGATTTCGATCATATCATCAAGAGCTACAAATTCAAGTGTCACGAATGCAGTGAGCTTTATATTTCCGGGCCAAACGCAGAATACCTCTGCAATGATTGCCTTGAAGAAAATGATGATCGTGCTATCTGCGATAATTGCGGCGAGCGAATAGGCCCAGACGACACTTTCGGTTTCAATGATTATGTCTACTGTGAAACTTGCTATTCGGATATTGTCTTTTACTGCGAATGCTGTTCCGAAGACTGCAGCAGAGATGATGCAGTGGCAGTCGTGGATTCTCGTGGTCGAGATGACGGAATCGTGTGCTCTGCTTGCGCTGAGGATAATTATTACGAGTGCAACCAGTGCAACTGCTTTGCGCGTGCAAATGACACAATCTCAACAGACGACGGCACATCCTACTGCAATCACTGTGCTGCTGAACAGACGCAGACGTGTGGGAAGTGCGGGATTTGCTCTGATGACTTGGATGATTTCGATGACGATGGAAACTGCGGCGAGTGCCACGAAGAGGAGGAGGAAGAGGAGGCATCATGAAGAAACACAAGCTGAATCTCATTCAGATCCATAAAGCTTCAACCAAGGTATTGCTCAATCACTTCGCCACTCTGCACCCTAAAGCGATCAAAGGCGAAGATTTCGTATATGTGCCGGGATCGACGCGGATGCCTCTGCTTGTGGCACATGCCGATATTATCCACCCAGATATTCCTCAGCTGATTCTTATCGACGAGATCAAAGGCATCCTGAGCTCACCCACCGGTCTTGGTGCTGATGATCGTGCAGGAGTCTACGCGATCCTGACCCTCTGGGAAAACCTCGATCCAAAACCGGGGATGCTCTTGTGCGACAAAGAGGAGACCGGGGGAATCGGCGCGTGGAACGCCTCCTACGACATCTACGATCAACTGCAGGAGTATCCCTTCTATGTCGAGATCGACCGCAAAGGTAGCGGTGAGTGTGTCTTCTACAACTATGAGCACCAAGAGTTCATCGACTACATCGAATCCTTCGGGTTCAAGGAGGAGTACGGAATCTTCTCAGACATCACCACGCTGGGCACAGAGACCAAGAAGTGTTCGGTCAATCTGTCGGCGGGCTATGAGTTGGCCCACACCAAGGGTGAGTACCTCAAGTTGGATGCTCTGAACTACACAATCAAGCACGGGCGGAAACTCATGCTCAGCATGCTCCACAACCCGCCCAAGGATTTGCGCTTCAGGCTCCCGAAACCGCCGAAGAAAGAAAAGCTGTACGGATATTCCTCATTCAATCATGGCTATGACAGCTACAACGGCTACAGCGAAAACGGAAGGTTCATGGATGATGATCTTCCTGATGTGGATGCATATATGAAACACCCGGAGAAATATGACTGGCACGGGCGCAGCGGTAGATACAAATGTTGCGATCAGTGCGGGAGTGACGCTGAAGTTAAGTACGCCAATCTGAACTATGGTCACCTGTGCATCGAGTGCTACCGGGATTGGATGGACTTTGAAGACGATCTGGCGAGCGGCAAACAATAACCAATCTACCGACAGCACAAGGAGGGTACTATGCGAGTGCACTACGTTTTGAACCACGGCAGCACACCAGCGTCAAAGCTGGCTGATGTCGAGATCTTCTTCGAGGATGGGCTGCTGGCTGGCATGAAGTTGGTCGGATGCAGTGTCTGGAAGGCCAAGAAGGGAGACCAGCCAACGGTTCTGGTGCCCTCTCGTTCCTACGCTACCGTTGGAGGAGTCCGCTACTATGAACTCCTGCGGGCTGCGGCTCCCGATGCGGATGCACAGAAGACAACCGTGCGGACCTTCAAAGACTACATCAGGGAGGAGTACCTGAAAATCGCTGAGCTCCCCGATGGGCAAGCGGCGCACTAATGTCCAACGCTGGGTCAGCCTTCGATGCGTTGACCACAGATGAACGGGTTGCGCTCTTGGTGACGCTGGGGTTCGATGAGCCTCAGCGTTACCTCGGTTGGGAACCTAACGATCTCAGATATGGGTGCATGTTCTATGAGGTCCAAGATGAGCTTGATCGGTGTTATGTCAAGGGGCAGTGGTCTGCTGCTCCGCGGCGGGAGCCTCCGGTCAGGAACGCCCCCAAGAAGCGGAAGAAGCGTGCCCCACGCCGAAAGGCGGCTTAATTCTGCCCTTGGTAATAATGCTTGACAGCATTGAAATCCTGAATTATCTTTCCAGATAGGGCACCCATCAGTGCCTATTCTAAAGGGGGTGGTACCGTGGTCAGTTGCATAACAGACAATGGGACCAGAATCACGATTTGCAAGGGCGCGTGGTTTTCAGTGGAACATTCCGATCACGTTGGTGACAAGTTCTATGACTACTCCGAATTGTCATCTGACCAGAAAGGAGAAATTGATTCATGGATCGCAAAGTTCATAGGTTGCGCCGAATCGTGTCCGTTGTTAGGGAACTCATTGATCCCGAGCTTCCACTGCAGCAGTTAGCTCTGTTGCTGCTGATCGCGGAGGCCGGAGACGAAGGGATTACCATGCCCGAGGCCTGCACGAAACTGGGAATGGGGCAGACTTCTGTGTCAAAGAATGCGAAGATGCTGAGCCGGTACGCGGAGGACCGAGGAGGGAACATTGTCATCAAGGGGTATGAACTGATCGACGCTCGCCCGGACCTGATGGAACGCAGAAGGCTGCGGATGACCATCACTCCGAAGGGAGACAAAGTGATTGCGGAGATTGCGAAGGAGGTCGCCTGATGGCGGTCTACAAGCGAGGAGTGATCTGGTACTATGATATACAGGTCGCTGGAAGGCGGATTAAGCGGGCTACAGGGGCGGCGGACAAGCGCGCTGCTCAAGTCGAAGCTGAACTGGCAAAGCGCAAAGCCGCTGCCCCGCCCGCAGATGGAGCTGGACTCCTCCTGCAGGATGCAATCATGCGGTGCTACAAAGAGGAGTGGAAGGACAAGAAGTCAGGATTGAAGATGGTCAATCGTGTCTTGAAAGTTGTAGATATCTTGGGTGACATCCCGATTCAGCGGGTGAACGAGGAGGCCATCGCCAAAATGGTCGCGGAGCTGGAGAAACGCAAGCTCGCACCGGCCTCCATCAACCGCTACCGTGCTTACTTGCGCCGCATCCTGAACCTTGCCAACAAGAAGTGGCAGGTGCTCGACCGTGTTCCGTACATCAGGAACACTCCTGAAGTAGCCCAGAGGTTCAAGGTGTACACACAAGAGGAGGAGCGGCGCATTCTCTCCTGCTCCAACCACGAGTTCGTTGGTCTGGCGACTATCCTATTCGACACCGGGATGCGGGTCAGCGAAGCGCTGCGGCTGGAGAAAGCTGAGGTTGACTTCGATACCAACAGCATCACCGTTTGGGGAGATGCCACGAAGAGCGGCAAATCCCGCGGTGTCCCAATGACACGCCGGGTGCGCCAGTTGCTTGAGAATCGAACGCTCCCCTTCCAATTCAAGAATCTGGATGAGGTTGAGCGTGTCTGGGAGCGGATGAGGAAGGAGCTTGGTGGTAAACCCGACTGGCTCCTCCACTCCATGCGCCACACCTTTGCATCCCGTTTGGTTCGCCGGGGGGTCGATTTGTACACTGTGGGCTCCTTGTTGGGACACTCCACGGTCACGGTGACAGAGCGATATGCTCACCTCAACCCCGCGAAGCTGGCTCAGGCCGTGTCTCTTCTGGAAGGAGAACAATGTGCGTATTAAAATTAGGCGTAACGACGGCAAAGCGTTCACAGCTGCCCAAATTAAATGGGCAGAAGCTTACAGCGCTGGATATGTTGTGGGCTATCAAAACGCGAGTCGCAAAAAAGATGCTGAGATATACCTCCTACGGGAATTAATAGTGAAAATACTGGTGTGAAATCTGGTGTGATTCTGCTGCACAGTTGGACCAGTAATGAGCCTAATTCACCTGTAAACACTTGATATTGCTGGCACGGCGGCATAGCCAAGCGGTAAGGCAGAGGACTGCAAATCGGCAATGCTCCCTGTCTTTCCAAACACTTAACTATCGTTGGTGTAGAATTGGGACATAAAACACCCTGATTTAGCACCCATTATTAGCGGTGGAAGCCGGAATAGCGGGATCGCCAAGTGGCAAGGCACGAGCCTCATAAGCTCGTAATGCGCAGGTTCGAATCCTGCTCCCGCTACCAATCTATAGGGGAAATCTACTGCCCTCAACTATTCCCTCCTGCATTGCAATGTGTTAACATGATTGCAACGCAGAAAGTAATAGTTTCGGGCTACTCTACTTTGAAAGGAGAACCATGACGGCTGAGAAGATCCTCCTCGAAGCTGGCGCTTCTGCGGGCGACATCAAGCGACAGCTGCAGTTGGAACACGAAAGCGTGGAGCTTGGGATCAAGAAGTATCGTGACAATGTGGTAAAGCGATCCCTCACTGATCTTCCTCCCGGTCAAAGGCTCCTGAAGATGGCAATAGAGCCATTCATGGTTACCATGAAAAACTGGTTGGAGACTCCCCTGTCTGGCCGGTGCTTTGTCTACAAGAATTTCTTCAGACAGTTCCGACTGGAGATCATCGCATTCTTGACCGTAAAGAGAATTGTCAACAATCTTGGAACTGGTGGACGAGGGTTCTCTTTTCAAAGCACGGCAATCAGCATCGCTGATATGCTTATTGACCATCTTGAATATCTAGCTTTCAAGAAAGAAGCTCCCGGCTACGTCTACACCATCGAGAAAGACAACAAGTGGGCCTCTGAGTCTCACAGGAGAGCAACCCTTCTAAGAGCTAAGACTAAACTCTTGGGTAGGGCTGAGTTTACTTCTGTGCAGAAAGTTCAGATTGGATCTAGGTGTATTGAGACGTTGATTGAGGCCACAGGTTTAGTCGAGAAAATTTTAACGAAGAATCCTAAGACAAGAAAATCTAATTATCAGCTGTGTGCTACTCAAGTTTTGCAGGAGTGGCTGGAAAAAGCTCACAACCAGTGTGAACTCCTGCAACCTATGAATTTCCCGATGGTCGTGTTTCCTGTGGACTGGAACGATCCTGTGTCTGGTGGATTCCTCACCAACCAGAACACGCACCAGATCCAGCTGATGAAGACACGAGACATCGAGGAACTTATGGCTCTGGCTGAGAAGGATCTCAGTCGTGTCTACTCCGCGGTCAACTCTGTGCAACGCACCGCGTGGAGGATCAACCAGAAAATATATCGGGCGATGGAGGAGGTCTGGGCGGTCGGTGATCGAGCTGGGCTCCCAGCGAAGGAACTACCTGAGCTCCCACGCAAAACTTGGGAGAAGGGCGTGGAACCACCCAAGCGTGAGCTGCTTGCTTGGAAAAAGATTGCTACCAAGATTCATGAACAGCATGCACGGGAGAGGAGCAAGCGGGTTGCCATTCAGATCAAACTCTACATCGCAGGAAAGATGTTGCATGAATCCAAACTGTACTTTGTATGGACGTTGGACTGGCGGGGTCGTATGTATCCAGTGCAGCAATTCGTTAACCCACAGGCAGACGATTCTGGCAGGGCACTCCTTGAGTTCTCGATGGGTAAACCCCTCGGGGCGGATGGAGCATTCTGGCTCGCGGTACACGGAGCCAACACCTTCGGCTACGACAAGGCGAGTTTCGAAGAAAGGGTTGCGTGGGTCGTAGAGAACGAACCCGCGATCCTCGGTTCAGCGGATGACCCAATGAGCATGATCGCTTGGTGGGAACAAGCAGACGATCCCTTCCAATTCCTCGCTTTCTGCATGGAGTGGCGGGGGTACCGCGAGGAGGGCGAGTCGTATGTTTCGCATTTACCTGTATCACTGGATGGAAGCTGCAATGGCCTCCAAAACTTTTCAGCGATGCTTCGGGATGAAGTTGGCGGTAAAGCTACAAATCTGGTGCCTCTTCAAGCTCCTAGTGATATCTACCAAGAAGTCGCGGATGTCCTCAGCGCAAAGGTCAGACGTGACGCTCCGACTGAACCGCTGGCTGCCCCGTGGTTAGGAAGAATAACCCGCAAGATGACAAAGCGCGGCGTCATGACTACACCCTACGGCGTGACGCGCTACGGTCTCCGAAAACAACTTCAGTTCGAGGTGGAGAAGATCGACAGGCATTTCCTAGGGGAACTCACGGAACCGGGAAAGTATTATGCCTACCTAAGCAACCACCTGTTCGATGCTATTGGGGAAGTTGTTGTGGCTGCACGGACAGCGATGGCGTGGCTACAGGAAGTCGCAGTTATTGCAGCGAAGAGTGACAAGGTGATCCGGTGGACCTCACCTGTGGGGTTTCCTCCGTGCCAAGACTACAGACGGCAGAAGATGATCCGTGTGGATACCCTGTATGGCGGGATCAGAGTGCGGTATGGGCTCTGGCAGGACACGGTGCACATCGACAAACGCAAGATGTCCAGTGGGATCTCGCCTAACTTCGTTCACTCACTCGACGCCTCGCACCTGATGCTCACAGTAAATCGGTGCCAAGATTTTGGTATACAAAATTTCAGCTGTGTTCATGACAGCTTCGGTACTCTGGCCGCGGATGCGGGGAGACTCGCCTATTACCTGCGGGAATCATTCATTGAACAGTACAACGAGGATGTGCTTCAGAAGTTCCGAGATGAGGTCGTGGCTCAGCTCCCAGCTGAGTTGATCGACCAGATCCCACCGCTACCACCGAAAGGAGGGCTTGATCTGCAGAAGATCAGAGAGTCGCGCTATTTCTTTGCGTGATGGTATGCACAACGGCATGACAACCCCGCGCAGTGACGAAGGAGCGAGCATGCTCGCCTTCGGCTGCGCCCAACCGGAAAGGAGAAAACAGAATGACGAACAAAAAGACCAGCACGATGGGTGACGAGAAATCCAAGATCGTCAAGAAGCTTCGGGCAACGATCAAGGAGTTGTCCGCGGATGATTTCGATGATTTTGAAACCGAAATGCCCGCACTCGTCCGCAAAGCAAACAGGCTGGTGCAGAAGTTGGCGGCTGCGTAAGTGTACCAGTCCTACGCTCTGTACCTGAGCTACAACCGCTGGCTGCATGAGCTCCCACTCGCCGTCGATGAGTGTATCGCTGTGAGTGAGGCGACCACCACTGACCCCAGCGATCTGGAAGAACAGTGGAACGAGGGGTGTTATCCGCAAGACGGAGAGATCTACACCCCCGACGACGACGATGAGGACGATTAGGTTCCTGCTAGTTCTCCTCGCTCTTGCGCTCGCTACCGACAACAACGCACCCACGGCACCTGATACCCCTCCCCCAACGTCATGGCGGGAGTACCTGCAGCACACCGATCCCTACCAGTGGGACAACAATGCAGAGTCAGGTCTCAAGGGTTACAAAGGGTGGTCTCCCGGCCCCCAATGGAGGATTTAATGGCAGAAAAGAAAGCGAAGCTCCCGCGGTTCACAACCCCAAAGGGCATCGCCAAATATCCGTGGTTGTCTCGACCGGATACGCAGTTCAACGCTGATGGAGTCTTCAAGGTCAACCTTCTGATTCCAGCGGCAGAAGCAAGTGAGCTCTGTGCTGCACTCGACAGTGCTGCTGACGAAGCGGTCGTGCTTGCACGCGCCGCGGCCAAGTCACCCGCAATCGCCAAGACGATCAAACGTGCGGAGCCCTATGGTCCCGCTCTGGACGATCAAGGGGAGGATACGGGGAACATCGAGTTCAAGTTCAAGATGAACGCGAAGGTCACGTTCAAGGACGGCACAGTCAAGCCGATGAAACCGCTTTTCTATGACGCCAAGCAGAAGCAACTTCTGATCTGCCCCAACGTCTACGGGGGGTCGGTTCTCAAGGTCAACTTCACAGCAGCCCCGTACTATGCTGCGGTATCCAAAACCGCTGGTATCTCGCTGCGTATCAATGCAATCCAGATCGTTGAGCTCGTGACGGGCGGCGGCGGGAGTGCAACAGGCTTCGGCTTCGCTGAAGAGGCTGATGGATTCGACGGCTCTACTCTCGATGCACCGGCTGAGGCGGGCGCGGAAGGATCGTCTGATTTCTAAATCAGATGTAGGTCTCAAGTATGGTTTTAGGAGCGGGCTGGAGGAACGGGTTGCCGGTGAGTTAAAAGCTCTCGGCATCCCCGTTCTCTTTGAGGAAGTGAAGATTAAGTTTGAACAGCCTTCCAAATTGCGAACCTACACCGCAGATTTCCTATTGCCGAATGGGATTTACATAGAAACTAAAGGGCGCCTGACTAGTGAAGACAGAAAAAAACATCTGTGGATTAAGGCACAACATCCAGAGATTGATCTTCGATTTGTCTTCAGTAACCCACAGAGCCGCATAGCGAAAGGATCTAATACTCGCTACTGCGATTGGTGCACCAAGAACAATTTTAAATTCAGTAGAGGAAGCATTCCTCTGTCGTGGATAAAAGAGTAGAAAAAAGGTGTTCGAAATGTGGGAAAACTAAACCTTTAATTGAATATCACAAACACAGCAAGAGATATGATGGTGTTCAGGCTTATTGTATCTCTTGTGCTAAAGTAGTACGATTGGATTACGATGGAGCTAAGTATACTCGTGCTGCAAGACATAGAATAAAGAAAAAAGTGGTCGAGTATCTTGGTGGTTGTTGTTTAATGTGCGAGGAATCTCGTCCTTGGGTATTAGCCTGTCATCATCGCAATCCCTCAGAAAAAGAATTTACAATAGACACAATGAGATCTACAGATTGGGAAAGTATCAAAAAGGAATTAGATAAATGTGATCTTCTGTGCCTAAACTGCCACAGCAACACACACCACTACCAAAATGAAACAAGGAGAATCAATGAAAAGATTATCGCCTCAAAACCAGATCGTCCTCAAGCACCTCCGCGAGATCGGACCTCTCACCCCAATGAGCGCGCGGGTCAACTACCGTATCGACCGTCTTGCGGCACGCATTGAGGAGTTGAGGTGGGATTTCTACCACCCCATCGTTACCACGATGCACACCATCAATCACCGGCGATATGCCAGCTACTCCATCGGATTCTGAGCTCGTTTCTCAGGGACCGTGTGGCAGCTGCGGCAGTAGTGATGCCAATAGTCTGTATGACGACGGGCACAGCTACTGCTACAGCTGCCGTAGCTACACACCTTCAGATGGAGGTACTCCTCAGAAACGAGAGGTCAGCAAAGTGTCAGGACTCATCGAGGGTGGAGATTACGGCCCGCTCCCGAAACGAGGAATTAGGGAAGAGACCTGCAGAAAGTTCGGCTATCAGGTGGGAGTCTACGCGGGGAAGGCAGTTCACATTGCCCCGTACTACTGCGACGGGGAGCTCGTCGCCCAGAAACTTCGGTTTGCGGGCAAAGAGTTTCGCTTCGTGGGTGAGCCCTCCAGTGCTGAACTCTTCGGGCAAAATCTTTGGCGCAACAAAGGTAAACGCGTAGTCGTTACCGAGGGAGAGATTGACGCGATGAGTGTCGCGCAAGCATTCAACCTCAAGTGGCAAACTGTCTCCGTACCTAACGGCGCAGCAGGGGCAAAGAAATCAATCGCAAAATCTTTGGAGTGGCTAGAGGGATTCGATGAGGTTGTGTTGGCTTTTGACAACGACGAACCCGGCAGACACGCGGCCAAGGAGTGCGCTCAGCTCTTTACACCGGGCCGAGCTAAGATTCTCACCTTCCCCAACGGGATCAAAGACGCCAACGATATGGTGCAGCAAGGAAGAGAAGGCGACATCGCCACGTTGGTCTTTGAAGCAAAGTCTTACCGACCAGACGGCATTCTGGCGGGTACTGAACTCAAGCAGAAACTTGACGAGTTCCGGTTGGGTGGTGGAACGTACTTTAGCTACGACACCCTCCGTCCGAAGCTTGACCTGATGACCCACGGTATCCGCAAGGGCGAGCTGGTAATGCTCACAGCGGGCACCGGCATTGGCAAGAGTACCGAAGCAGCAGAACTCGGCTTTGATCTACTGACCAGACACAAGCTCACCATCGGGTATGTTGCATTGGAGGAGAACCCTCTCCGCACATCACTCAGGATGATGAGTATTTCGTTGGGGCGTCCACTCCATCTCGGTTTGGGAGCCGTCACACCAGAGGAGTACGAAGCAGCCTATGTTGAAACTGTCGGCTCGGGTCGCTTTTATCTCTACGACCACTTTGGTTCTCTTGAATCTGACAACCTCCTATCCAAGCTTAAGTTTCTGGCTAACGGTTGTGGTTGTGACTTCATTGTGCTCGACCATATTTCTATTGCTGTGTCGGGTCGTGAAGATGGAGACGAAAGACGGATCATAGACAACCTTATGACCCACCTTCGGTCCCTCGTGGAACAGACCGGGGTTGGTGTGCTCGCAATCTGTCACCTCAAGAAACCACAGGGTAATGCGGTATCCCATGAGGAGGGCGGGAGAGTCACACTCGATGACCTCCGCGGCTCAGGTTCCATCAAGCAGCTGAGCGACACCGTGATTGGGATCGAGCGCAACCAACAGGACAAGGATGAGTCCGACTATTGCCAGCTCAGGGTGCTCAAGTGCCGCTTCACTGGCGAGACGGGCCTTGCCGACACACTCCACTACAACAGAAAGACCGGGCGGCTGATCGCTGTAGAGCGAGAGGCTGTCGCTGAGTTCGAAAACGAAACCGAAGGCAAACCAGCCTTCTAAGGAGAACTGAATGGGAAGTTTCACCAAGAACTTTCGCAAGCGAGTTGTTAAGACTCAGCTGAAGCAGAGCAAACAGATCAACCTCTATCTAATGCAGCGTGTGTCCACCTTGATGGATGAGGTGGCGTTAGCGAAAGCTAAATCACCAGCTGCGGATCTGCTTCACAGAATGGAACTGATGCCGGGGATCACTTCGTGTGCCCCAGTAAAACGGGAGGAGTCGCTTGAGAGATACGATAACCCAGAAGTTCGTTGAAACGCACGGGTTCTCTAGGGGGCGTGTCTACTCAATCTACCGGGGGATGCTCACACGTTGTACTAACCCAAACACTCAACACTGGGACAACTATGGCAGAGAACCTGTGCATGGGAGGAATCCATCGTGCTAATCCTAGACCTAGAGACCGATGGGCTTCTCCCAGAAGTGACCAAGGTTCACACCCTGACCACCTACAACACCGAAACCAACATCTTCAACACCTACGATCAAGGACAAGTACCTGCAGGGCTCACATCTATACGTGAGGCCCCCTCAATCTGCGGGCACAACATCATCGCCTACGATCTTCCAGTCATTAAGAAGTTGTACGGTTGGGAACCAAAGGGAAAGATTCGCGACACCATCATTCTTGCTCGGCTCGCCTACCCCGAAATCAAAGAGGTGGACTACGGCCTCAACCGAGAAGGCAAACTCCCCGGGAATCTGATCGGTCGTCACTCGCTGGAAGCGTGGGGCTACCGCATGGGTGAAGCGAAGGGCGTGAAGATGACGGACTGGAGCGAGTGGACGCAGGACATGAGTGACTACTGCAAACAGGACGTGAAGGTAACAACGATGCTTCTTCAGCGGGTCATGGCAAAGGGGTTGCCAGAGGAAGCCATCGAGTTGGAGCATCAGGTACAGACCATCATCTACCGTCAGCATGTATACGGATTCCTGTTCGACAAGGAAAAGGCTGAGAAGCTGTACTCGTCTCTGCTCAAGCGACAGAAAGAACTCGGACTAAAGCTGGCTGAGTTCTTTCCACCGTGGACAACAGAAGAGATCTTCATCCCCAAGCGGGGGAACAAGACCAAAGGGTATGTCACTGGTGTTCCGTTCACTAAGGTGAAGATCATTGAGTTCAATCCAGCATCCCGAGCGCACATCCACAACCGGCTGAGCACTCTGTATGGCTGGAAGCCAACGGAGTTCACAGAAGAAGGTACGCCGTGTCTGGATGAAGAGAACCTCAAGGCTCTCCCCTACCCAGAAGCACCGTACCTTGCTGAATACTTTCTACTTCTGAAACGTATCGGGCAACTCGCAGAGGGCAAGGAGTCGTGGCTCAAAGCAGTTGAGAAGGACGGACGAATACACGGATCGGTAAACACCATCGGTGCCGTGACAAGGAGAATGACACATGCCCATCCCAACATGGCGCAAGTTCCTCGAGTTACTTCACCTTATGGGGCTGAATGCAGAGGACTATTCGGTTCACCTGACGGCAGGGTTCTCGTCGGAGCTGACGCTTCTGGCCTTGAACTGCGCTGTCTCGCACATTACATGGCAGCCTACGATGGAGGAGCTTATGTCAAAGAGTTACTCAAGGGAGATATCCATACATCCAATCAAAAGGCTGCTGGCCTTCCTGACCGGGATACTGCTAAGACGTTTATCTACGCCTTCCTTTACGGAGCTGGTGACTTCAAGATCGGAAGCATCCTTAATGCAGGAGCTTCGAAGGGCAAAAAGATTAAGGCGCAATTCCTCGAAAGCCTTCCTGCACTGGCTCAACTTAAGTCTGTGGTTGAGTCAGTGGCAAAGGATAAAGGTACTCTACGATCTCTCGACGGAGCCCCTATGAAAGTCCGGTCCCAGCATGCGGCTCTCAACACGCTGCTGCAGGGGGCCGGTGCGATTGTCATGAAGAAGGCGTTGGTAATTCTGGATGCCAATCTTCTAGGCGTCTACAACTTCATGCCCGGTAAAGAATACGAGTTCGTAGCTAACATCCACGATGAGTGGCAGATTGAGTGCGACGAGCGGTATGCCACAACCATCGGGGAAACCGCCAAGCTTGCTTTCGAATTGGCGGGGAAGGCGCTGAACCTTCGCTGTCCTCTGGCGGGTGAGTACAAGATCGGCAAGACATGGGCCGACACACATTAACCTATTGGCAACAGCACTACACAACACGAAACCCATTGATCTTTAATCCCCACACAGAAAGGTGGATAGTATGCCAGACCACATCGACCATCCGATCCATTACACTCAAGGTATCGAGTGCATTGACTACATTGCTTCTCACAACATGGACTACCTTGAAGGAAATATCATCAAGTACGTGACGCGCTACAGGTTCAAGGGTGGCGTGGATGACCTGAGGAAAGCCGAGTGGTACCTCAAGCGTTTGCTCAAGCGTGAAGCTCTCGGCCCCGCGGTAGCTCCCGACAACCTGTGGCCCTCTCCTGCAGAGTGTGCGAAGCCACTGTACCTCTACGACTCAACCACAGCCAACGCCATCGCCGTCGCCCGCGACTGGCAGGAAGAGTACAAACAAGAGGTTATCAAGGAAACCGCACAGGCCATGTGCGAAAACTCGAAGGAGTTCTGTTCCAACTACATAAAGCCCCATAAGTGGTGTGCAGGTGGCTAAGCGCACTGATCTTCTAATCGACGGAGACATCATTCTCCACAGGTTCGGGCACTCCAATCAAGTTGCGGTGGATTGGGATGGCGATGGAAAGTCAGCTATCGCTTGCAACGATGAGATGACAGCGATGCTTGATGTCGAACAGTTCATGCAGGAGCTCAGCAATAGGTTCAAGGGACCAGAGATGACCATCTGTTTCTCTGGCCCCAAGAACTTTCGGTATTCTGTGCTTCCCAGTTATAAGTGGAACCGAAAGAATCTTGCCAAGCCGCTCCTCTTCAACACCATCAAGGAATATCTCAAGGATCACTACCTGTGGATGCAGCAGGATGAGCTTGAGGGCGATGATCTCATGGGAATCCTAAGTACACAGGAGCCGGGGAAGTTTACCATCTGCTCCATCGACAAGGACATGCTCCAGATCCCGGGGAGACATTTCAACTGGACCAAGAGCAAGCGCACCGTGGTCACCAAGAAGGACGGAGACCATATGTTCTACATGCAGGTGCTGACCGGCGACCCCGGCGATGGATACACTGGCATCCCCGGTGTCGGCAAGGTGAAGGCTGAGAAGATATTAGAAGCAGCGATGCACCCCGAGGATATCTGGTTCACCATCAAACTGGCTTACGAAGCCGCGGGTCTCTCAGAGGTTCACGCCATTCAGCAAGCACAAGTAGCACGCATTCTCCGTTCAGGAGAGTACGATTTCGCATCAGGAAAGGTAACACTATGGACCCCTTAGTCGAAGCATTCATCCGCCTCAAGATCGCCTACGCTTACTTCAAGACAAGTGGCTACGTTGACTACTATGCCCTCAGGGATCGCTATGCGTTCCTGAAGGGGCAAAGGAAGTTTGGGGAGAAGGGGTGACTGAGCTCAGGGAACGACCTGAGGAAGTCTTCGGGATCACTCGCCGGGTTACCACTGGATGCGGGAAGCTCTTTGTCACCATGAACTCCAAGGAGGGCAGGCTCTTCGAGGTGTTTCTCGTGCTGGGCAAGTCTGGGGGATGCGCTGCTTGTGGCTGTGAGGCCATCGGACGGCTCGTTTCCCTATCCCTCAGGACCGGTGCTGAAATTGACAGCATTATCAAGCACTTAATAGGGCTCAGCTGCTCCGCACCTGCGGGATTCGGGCAAACAAAGATTCTCTCCTGTGCCGATGCTGTAGCAAAATCGTTGCAATGGTTTGTTGCACAACAAAAGGAGGGCGCAACAAAATGATGCATTCTAGCCCCGTTCTTAGGGGAATCTAACAATATGGTAAGAACAGAAGACATGCTCAAGTATCTAGAAGGAGCTTTTCCTGATAGGTGCCCTAATCTTACAAAAGTGTCAGAAAAGGATGCACTGATTTATTACGGAAAGCTTCAAATCATTCAACTAATTCGTTTCAAACTCGAAGAAGCTCAGGAGACCACACCGGAGGTTCTTACATGAAAAGGAGATGACACCCATGTGTTTCGGACCGAAGCCCCAAGCACCACCGCCGCCTCCTCCCCCGGCCCCTCCGATCAATCCTATTGAGATTGCGCCGACTGAGGATGCCGCAGGCGCACGAAAGAGAAAGAAACTGGGAGCATCCATGCTACAGATTCCTCTGGTTGGTTCGCCCACAGCTGGACTTGGGATTCCCACGTTCAGGTAGATAAGTGGCAGACCCTCAGGCAGTTGTAAACATTAAGGGGAGATGGTCAAAGCTGGACGGTGATCGAAACATGATTCTGGATCGAGCGAGAGCTTGCGCCAAGATCACGATCCCACAGCTCCTTCCCCCGCAGGGTTCCAGTGCAAACACCAAGTTCAACACTCCGTGGCAATCACTGGGTGCGCGTGGTGTCAACAACCTAGCGTCGAAGCTGATCCTCGCTCTCTTCCCACCCAACCAAGCCTTCTTCCGTCTCAAGTTGGATGATCTGGTAGTGGCAAACCTCTCGAAAGAGGCTAATGCCAAGACCATTGCTGAAGCTGGGATGGCGAGGATGGAGCAGCTGATCCTCGATGAAGTTGAGGAGCGCTCGTGTCGTGTCGGTGCCTTCGAAGCATTCAAGCACCTGATCGTCACAGGCAACACCCTCGTGTACGTGGATGAGAAACAAGGGTTGCGTGTGTTTCGCTTGGATCAGTATTGCGTCAAGCGCGACCCACTCGGCAACGTGTTGGAGATCGTCACCAAAGAAGAGATTCATTACATGGCTCTTTCTGCGGATATTCAATCGCAGCTGCAGGTGGAGGAGTCTGAGAAAGCAAATGTCGATTCCAAACCACTCGACCTCTACACGCGTGTCGTGCGTTCTGGCGAACAGTGGGAGATCTCACAGGAAATCAAAGAGACCGTCATCACAAGTTCCATCGGGACATATCCCATTGACAAGTGTCCGTACATCCCACTGAGGTGGAGTGCTCTGGCAGGAGAAGACTATGGGCGTGGGTTGGTTGAGGAGTACCTCGGCTACCTCCAGTCCCTTGAGGTTCTGACTCAGGCCATTGTTGAGGGTTCCGCTGCGGCGGCTAAAGTCCTCGTCATGGTCAACCCGAACAGCACTACCCGTATCAAGAAAGTGAACGATGCTGCCAACCTCGATGTGATCGAGGGGGTAGCAACGGATGTCACCTTCCTCCACATGGAGAAGTACGCCGACTTCCGTGTAGCGTTGGAAACTCTGCAGTCCATCAAGACAGAGTTGTCTGCATGCTTCCTTCTGAACTCCAGCGTTCAACGCCAAGGAGAACGAGTCACCGCCGAAGAGATTCGGTACATGGCGAAGGAACTTGAGGATGCATTGGGCGGCGTGTATTCCGTTCAGAGCAAAGAGTTCCAGCTCCCCCTCATTCAAGTCATCAAGCTCCAAATGGAGAAGGGTAAACGCCTTCCGGTTCTCCCTGAGAACAAGGTGCGGCTCATTATCACCACAGGGCTTGAGGCGCTGGGGCGCTCGCACGACCTCGTGAAGCTGAATGCTTTCACGCAGGAGATCCAGATTCTTGGTCCTGACATTATCAAAGAGTACATGAACGTAAGCGATTACATCACTCGAGTTGCCAACGGGACCGGGGTTGATCCCAAGGGTCTTGTCAAAACCGAGGCAGAAGTAATGGCGAATAGACAGGCACAAGCGCAGCAAGCACAGCAGTCACAGTTGGGATCGGATGTCATCAAGTCCGGTGCCGCTTCACAAATCGCGAAAGGTTACGTTGACAATGCCAATAAAGAAGGAGGCCCCGGTATGTCCGCTCTCCCCGGAGCTCCGGGTGGAGCCGGATCTGTCGCTCCCGGTAGTTAATATCCCAGAAAGAACAGGTGAATCATGTCCCAAGACGCCATTGATGCGGGTACCGTTATCGTCTCTGCAGGAGAAGTCAAACCTGAAGGAGACGCAGCGTCCGTAGTTCTTCCGTCCGAAACCACACCCGAGACTACTCTCCTCGCTGGCAAGTACAAGACTCCAGCAGACCTCGAGAAAGCCTACAAGGAGTTGGAGAAGAAACTCGGTGTTCCAAAACCCGACGCCGCAAAGCCTGATGCAGCAAAGCCAGCAACCACACCGGAGGGAATCGCTGAGGGTGTCGTGGCTGATGCTGGTCTTGACATGGCAACTCTCTCCACGGAATTTGCGGAGAAAGGTGAGTTGTCAGCAGACAGCCTCGCCAAGCTCGCCAAGGTGGGCATCCCGAAAGAGATGGTGGATGACTACATTGCGGGGCAGGAAGCGCGGGCTGTTGCTCAGGTCAGCAAGGTTCATGCTCTGGTTGGTGGTGAGGATGAGTACAAAACGATCCTCACTTGGGCGGCTGCGAATGTGTCCGAAGAGGACAAGGCCGTGTTCAACAAGCACATCAATGGAGACTTCGACTCACAGCGTTTGGTGGTCGAGGCACTCCACGGGAAGTATATCAAAGCAGTAGGCAGCGCACCGAAGGTGATCTCGGGCGAAGGGGCTCCCCCGTCAACATCGGGATACGAGTCTCGCGCCCAGATGACGGCGGATATGGGTGATCCCCGATACGCCAAAGACTCAGCCTTCCGTGCGAAGGTAGAGCGGAAGGTCATGCAGACCACCGCGTTCTAAGCACCATCCCCAAAGCATAAAGTTAGCCCAACCCACGAGCATCCCGAGGGACGCTGCGGCGAGGACACCTTTCTTTTGTGCGCAGGAGACGGTCGTTCCAAAACCGTTCCACACAAAATTAAAGGAGATACAAAACAATGGCTTCTGCTGCAACTGTAGCGTTGTTCGGAGAGTTGGCGGGTACTGGTAGCGCTGCTCCCACGATGGCTCAGCGCACGGCGGTCTTCCTCAAGGTGTTCGGTGGGGAAGTCATCACTGCGTTTGAGAAGATGTCCCTCATGCTCGACAAGCATCAGATCCGCACGATTCAGAGCGGCAAGTCCGTTCAGTTCCCCACCCTCGGGCGGGTGACCTCGGCGTACCACGTTCCCGGCACGGAGTTGGTTGGTCAGGCGACCGTTACCAACGAGATCGTCATCACCATCGACGCGCTGCTTACCTCCAGTGTCTTCCTCGACACGCTGGACGAGGCGATCAGCCACTTCGATGTGCGTTCGGTGTACTCGACGGAGATGGGTCGTCAGCTGGCCCGCAACTTCGATGAGTCCGTCATGATGGAAGTGTTCCGCGGTGCGAAGGCGGGGGCGCTCATGTCCCACAACCTCGCGGCTGCGTCCAAGGTCCAGTACCTTGGCTCGTCCTACGATGGGTTCTCTGTGGCAAACAAGGCGGCTGCGCTTGCAACCGCGATCTTCACTCAGGCTGCGGTCTGGGACAACCAGTTCGTTCCCGGTGATCGCTATCTGGCCCTGAAGCCTGTGGACTACAACGCACTCGTCCAGAATACTGCTGCCATCAACTCCGACTGGGGTGGGCAAGGTGCGTATTCGGACGGTACGGTGCTCCGCATTGGTGGGGTCAACATCATCAAGGCTCCTGCGCTTACCGGCGTGGTTGAGGTCGATACCTCCGGGCTGACCACCGGTGTTGCGGCTGGCGCGGCTGTTCAGGTTGCGCACGGCGCGGCTGGTGACACGGACGTTCGGGCGATCATGTTCACGAAGGACGCGGTGGGAACCGTGAAGCTCATGGACATCAGCACTGAGGCCGGGTACGACATCCGGCGTCAGGGCACGCTGCTCGTCGCCAAGTATGCGATGGGCCACGGCGTTATCAATGCCGATGGTTGCGCGTACTTCGCCAACGATGCGAGCTAAGTAACACAGCATCAAACCAAGGGGAGTCCCTTACCGGGGGCTCCCCTTTTTTTGCTACGGAGGCAAAGCTGAGTACGCTCACTCCTTCGTCGCTGCGCACGGGAGAGGCTTCGGCCATCGTAGATGGCGCTGCCATCATCCAAAAATAAATCAAGGAGGCACACATGGCGTTTCCTGCGGACTGGCAGTATCGCAAAAGCATAACACTGAGTAGAGCGTCAGGTGCTGTCACCAACTATCAAAAGAAAATTTTAGTAAGTGAAGCGGCGTCGTCCCATATAACTGATAATTTCAATCGCAGCAACTCGAGTCCAGTGGATGGGAACTGGGCAACGCTTCAAGGGTCTGGAATCAAACTTGTATCTAATGGGGTGCGGGGGATTGCTTCTAATGCCTACGGTGTCTCTGTTCGTAGTGAAACATTTTCTCCTGACCAATATGCCACAATTACTTTCGGTAACGTAGTAAGCCTTGGAGATTATCACGCGCTTGTTGTCCGCGGCCATTTAGATGGGGGCCTAAATTATTATGTGTGGCAGAAAGACGCGACCTCAGCAACCACATATTATATGCAAAAGGTTCTCAATGGAACGGACACAGCGATTGCCACAATTACAGGTGGACCAAGCTCCATTACTTACCCCCGCCAAAGGCTCGCCGTTATTGGTTCGAAAATCACAGTGGCATATTGGACTGGGTCGGAGTGGATAAACTTCTACTCGGTACAGGATACAAGTATTACGCACGGCGCTCCGGGTTTACGAGATTATAACGTCCGTGTCGATGACAACTATCGAATGGATGATTTCGAATGCGGAGACGTCACAGATGTTGGTTGTGGTGGCCACTGCAAAACAGACTTCTCAGACCTTAGATTCACGGCCGCAGACGGGATAACACTTCTGGACTACTATATTGAAGATGTTACAGGCACCACACCGAACCAGATTGCTACGGTTTGGGTAGAATTTGATTCCATCGGCACCGGAGCAACCACCTTCTATATGTATTATGGGAACGCAGCCGCTACTGCTGTGAGCAGCGGACCAAATACCTTCATCCTGTTCGAAGATTTCAACGCCCTGTCAGACGGCAATCTCAACGGGCAAAACGGATGGTCCGGCCACACAGACTGGCAAGTCGCAACGACCACAAAGTACGAAGGCGCCAAGGCTGTACAATCGGCTGGCGGGGGAGCAACCTGCCAGATATCGAAGGCAATCTCTTCGGGAGCGGAAACCCTTTATCACCTGTTTGCACAAATGAGGATGAGGCATTCTCAGGTATCTACCGGGAACTGCCTCGACATCTATCTCTCGGAAGGAACAAGTCAGATCACAGCAATCGCTATTTCTATGGGTCAGTTCGTCGACTTAGTGTACCCTCCCTCTTGGCCAAACATCGGATTAGCGCCGTCGAACGACACTTGGTACAAGGTGGTTTTGGGAATCGACTCCGCAGGCACTCATAAAACTTTGGTGGATGATGTGGAATACTCTGCAGGAGCCGCAGCCAACATGATTAATGTATCCTCAACAATCAACAAGATTGTTCTGGAACAGTACGTGGCGGGTGGCGCGGCTCTCGTGGATCAGATTATGATCGGATATTACTTGCCCACCGGACCTATCTGGGGTACATGGGGTTCCGAAGAGTCTCTTGGCGGTGGTGGTGGTGCAGTAATGAACTCTCATTTCTTCGTCATGTTATTGGCGGGAGGAGGCAGATAGTTGAAAAAGAATACCGCTACAAAATGGATTGTCTTCGCCTTCGACCGAACGGACAACACGCCGAAGACCGGAGATTCTGCGCAAATCACCGCCAATGTCTACATTGATGGCGGCGGAACAAATGCTGTTGATGATACCAACCCAGCTGAGTTGGGGGCCGGGTACTACATCTTCGATATCACAGCCGCAGAGTGCAACGGGGATCTTGTTGTGATCGCTCCTGCGAGTTCAACGGCCGATATACAAGTCATTGGCGTGCCGGGGGCCGCGTGGACGGATACATTATCCGCCGAGATCGCCGTGGTTGACGGGATCGTTGATGCCATTGTAGTTGACACAGGTACAGACATCCCAGCACTGATTGCTGATGTTCCGACCGTCACTGAATTTGAAGCGCGGTCTCTCCCCTCAGCCGACTACACGGTAGTCACTGATCTTCCTGTAGCCCCCGACAATGCGGGTATCACTGCTATTAAAAACAAGACGGACAGCCTTCCGACTGACCCCGCTGATGAGAGCCTCATCATCGCAGCCACGGATGCACTCGTCGCCAAGATTGATGTGATTGATGGCATCGTTGACAGCATCCTCGTGGACACCGGAGCAACCCTCGACGCTAAGATCGACTTGATCCTTGCGGACACGGGTGAACTGCAGACTGACCTTGCTGATGGCGGGCGTTTGGATCTGCTCGTTGATGCAATCCTGCTCGACACCGGCACCACCCTCGATGGCAAGATTACTGTTGTCGATGGCAAAGCCGACACGATCAGTACCGCTGTTGTCACTACCATCCCCGCCG